CGTCCACGCATCATCAAACCATAACTCGGATAGCAAATTGGTGGCTTCTGTTAGACTGCTCATCCCGCTGTCTCCTTCAACCCACGCAGATACCCATGCTCAAACGGGCTGTCGGCAGGGTCATTGTCAAAAGATGCAATCGCTTCCGATAAATCAAAGTCAGCGTCCAGAAGGTCTTGCCTCGCATGAACGCGGCCCTTCTCGTAATCTTTGTAATTCGTCAAATCTAGTTTCATGGTCCTTGATCCTTGTGTGTGTAATTGTTGAATGGTTGTAGACTAACGACACAGATCGAGGCTGTCAAATAAAAAGATCAGGAGGGGCTGTTTACGCTGTATACAGATTTTCGCTAGATATTTTAGAAAAAGCCCAAAGGTAAAAAGTTTTCGTGTAAATCTTGTAAACAGCGTAAACAAACACACTATAGTTGAGCCGACTGTTTACACCTGTTTACAATAAGGCCTTATTGTTTACGTTTCAGCCCTTGGAATTTCTCAAGCAGACCATGGCTTTGGTGTCGCTGGTCTACAAGTCGGAGGGCAAACCGTGTAAACAGCGTAAACATTTGTAAACAGCAGAGGCCCCCTTGAACTGGTCGATCCTGTTGTTGTATTGTTGTTGAAAACATGGAGAGTATTCATGCCGTCGATTAAGAAGAAGATCGAAGAAGAACACGGGCGAAAGCTCACAAATAGACAGATGACTTTTGCACAGAAGATCGTGGAGGGCATCTATTCTAACACCGAGTGTGCCAAGAGAGCGGGATACTCCCCCGATGTGGCGTACAACACCGCCTCAAAACTTCTCAATGGGCGGGATTACCCGCATGTCTTGGAATACATCACCGAGCTTCGCGAGGAACGAGAGCGCAGATACGGGGTGTCCACCATCGGCCAGCTTGAGAGGCTGCATCAATTGTCTCTGGGTGCGGAGGATGCTGGGCAGTTTTCGGCTGCTATCAATGCGGAGAAGATACGCTCTGCCCTTGGTGGTTTGACCATCGACAGGCGGGAAACAATCAACACCATCGATCAGCTTTCACGGGATGAGATCACCGCTCGACTTGCTACATTGCAGAAGCAGTATCCCCAAGCCTTCCAGATCGAAGGGACCTATAAGGATGTGACCAATGAGCAAGGGACCGGAGGCGAACTTCTGGACGCAATTGAGGCAGAACCTGCCGAAGAAGTGCTTCGCCACGAGGATTGAAAACAAGCACGGCGGTGGTGTTCCCGATGTGCATTTGGTTTGGGATGGGTTGCCGTTTTGGTGTGAGTTGAAGGTTAGTAAAACAAACGCAGTGAACATCTCGCCTCATCAGATCGCGTGGAATGCTGCATATTGGGCGAGAGGCGGGGCAAATTTCTTCTTAGTAAAGAGGGCCTCGCAACGCGATATACTTTTATTTGACGGTGATCAGGGGGCTTTGCTGGCTAGTGGCGGCATCTCTGCGGCCCAAGGTGCGGGGTTCGTGGACCCTGCGTCTTTGTTCTGCGCCCTGCGGCCTCGTTTAGAGGCTATATACTCTGCGGCCCTGCGGCCCTGCGACCCTGCGCCTTGATTCTATTTTGTTTTATTGTCCAGGTCAAAAGAAAAAGGGGCCGTGGCCCCTTCCCTTAACTGTGCCCCTTTAAAAGTTTGTGGATTAACTTCCCTTCTTTCTTGCTTATGGGTTTGGCCGATGACTTGATGGCTTTCTCTACGGATTCTTTTTTGTAAGTGCTCATATCTAGTGCTCCACGATTGCGATTGATTTGCCTTTGCTCGATCCCTTGCAAAGTTTGCAGGCTGTGCATTGTACGCGCCGCCCCGCTTCTTTTGATGCTGGACATAGGGCCTCGTTCGCCTTGTCCAAGTCGCCAAGGTCCGCGATCACGCGGAAGGTCCGGCGTCCGGCGGTCCAATGCGCGACCGCCTGCGTGTGATTGTCCGCGCTTTGCATCGCGATATCCGGACGCCACCCGCTTTGATGTGAGTATGCTGTGTAAGTTTCCGCCTCTGAAAGCAAGGCTTCCCAAACGTGGGCGGGCACCGCTGCGGGGTCACCGTATGTGCCGACGCGAACGAAACGCCCGCGGCCAATGGTGGCCGGATCCGCGGGTTGATACACGCCGCGCAAGAATGATTTGTAAACTATCAAGACGCCTTGGCCTAAGTTGACATAACAGCGCCGCCCCTTGGCTTGCTTGCGGGCGGGGTCTGTTGTTACTTCGCCGCGCATGGTGCAATCACCGCAGATTGAGAAGTCTTCGCCCGTCTTGCTTGCTTCCAGCGGGTTGATATCGGAGCGCAAGATATAGGTCTGCACGACCGCCCCTGTCTTTGTGTTACGATTTGAGAACGTCGCGACGACGACGATTGGCTTGCCATCCAATAGGCTTGGCCCGTTGTAGATGATTCCAGATTTCATGGTTTGTTTTCCTTTGTGTAATGGTTAACGAGTAAAGAATAGCAGAGCAACAAGCATTCAACAAGTGAAAAGATATATAAACTCTGCGGCCCTGCGGCCCTGCGGCCCCGCTTCTTTCTTTTATGTATCGCCAGGGCGGGACGTGGTGCCAGATCCCTGGCGCGTGGCGCTGACCTCGAGCGCAGCGGGCAAATGAAAAGGGCCCCGAAGGGCCCTGATCTTTACTGTCTTTCGAGCATTCTTTCGAAACTGCGGTGGGCTTCTTCAACCGCGGATCGCTGGAGTTTCTTTAGCTCGGTGACCAGCGCCTTGACGCGGTAGGAATTGGGGCTGGTTTCGGTTTCGGTTTCCTCAAGGGAAATGATCAGGTTCTGGATCTCGCCAAGCTCGATGTCGATCTTGACCTTGAGAGTTTCCTCTGAAACGTATGATTTCAACATGTTCTGTTTTCCTTTCTAATGATTAAGAACACCTTATCAATACCAGCTATCCAACAACTAGTCAACAACTATTCTTCAAACAATCTCTGCGGCCCAGCTGCCCTGCGGCTTGACAAAAAACCCTGCGGGCTTGCACCCGCAGGGTTCTCAGAAAGGAAGCCCGTAACCCTGGGCCAGGGAACTTGAGTATAGCCTGGGCGGCGAAGCCGTTATATAGCGAAGCGCCCAGGCGGTGGTTCAGCTAGAATTGACCGAACTCTAGGCCTTCGGCGATGACCTTTCCCTCGTTTGTGATCTTGCCCTTGGGCATGTCCACAATGTAATGCCCGTTGTCGAACTCTTCTTTGTAGTCTGTCACGCCCAGAGACAGCCCACCTTTGGTGTCGATCTCTAAGTGACAGGTGCCGATCAGACGGGCCATTGCATACTGGCAGTCTCTTGCTCGCATCACGGGCGCAGCTTTAACCACCACCTCGATCACTTGCTCGGGCGATCCATCCCAGTGAACATAGGCATAGCATGGTGCGCTGCCTGTTTCATCTTTCACTTCGATTGTCGCTCTATTTCCCATTGTGTAATCCTTCCTAGTTAAAAGCTGCCAAGCGCAGCGGACGCCGCCCCGCATGGGGGCGGACACCGCTAGGCTTATACGCTGTCCAATTCATCGGCTTCCTCAATAGTGGGGAAACAAACAGTGACGAATTCGTATTCGTCGAACGTGATGTTGAACTTATGGGTTGGGCACGTCTCCAACCACTCAAAAAACTCTTTTCTGGTCATTACACCCACCCGGCTATGATTGGAAGGAACAGGACTAGCGAAACCGCTAGCCCTGCACAAAAACCCAGTACGATATTATACAGAGTATTCATCGCGCCATTCCGGATCCGCATCGACCAGCTTGGCGTCCATGTTCATGATCTCCTGGGCGTAGGTATCGCCCATCTCATATGATCCTTCGTGCATCATGGGCGATGTTGCAGCGACAAACCATCGAGCATATGGGTCGGTCGCTTCGGCGCTTGAGTGCTTATAGGTTTTGAGAACTTTCCACACCCAGCCATTGTGGTTGGCGTATGTTGCATATGGCGTATCCGCTGGGCGGGTTTTTCCGAATGATGTTCTTGGCATTTTATAATCCTTTCTAGATTAAGAGTAGGTTGATTGTAGCCCAGCAACAACCGGGCTACAAGTGTTTTTTTATCGCATCAGTACCAGTATGTATTGCTTTGCTACTTCTCTGCTAGCAAACTTGGACGCCAGCTTGTTGTCCATGTAGACCCAGTATGGGGTGATCTTGTCGATCTCGGGCTTGGATACTATCGCGTATGTTGCCCCGTCTTTTTGGTATTGTGTTCTTCTCATTGTGTTACTCCTTGTTAATGGGTGGGGGCCGTAGCCCCCAGTTAATTATGCGAGTTTGTCAAACTCTTCGATCAGCTGGTCGTACATCTTGCCAGCCTCTTCGGTGCGGCCACAGTGTAGCATCATCACCATGAACTCGAGTTTGAACTTGAGGCGGTTGCCAGTGGTTTGCTCGTTCGTAGCTTCTACTGCCTCTTCATTGTACGCTGGTTGCATTGTCTTTCCTTTCTGGTTGAGTGGTGCGGGGCCGAAGCCCCGCGGTTGATTAGGCGATTGTGAACTTCTTGACCGTGGTCTCTTTGGCATACTTCTGCCAGACGGTCGGGCGGTTCTCTTTCCACCATGCCAGTGATGGGGCGCTTTGGCGGATTGTGTATGTCCACATTGCCCAGCCATTGCTTACCGCTTCAAGGCGAAGCGCATCGCGCTCTTTTGTGGCGGCTTTGATCTGGGCTTCAAGTTCGGCGATCTGGCCTAGTGTTTCTTGCTTAGTCATGGTCGTTCCTTTCTGATTAAGATGGTCGCTTTGTGCTTCCATAACTAAAGTTATGGGGCTTGTGATGTTGAATGTCAACAACCAATCAACATTTAATTTGCCCCAAATGCAATTAATTTACGCCGCAACGCAGCACGTTCGCCGCGCCGCGGCGGCTCGCCCCGCGCTTCCCGCGCCCCGCGCGGGGGTAACTGGCGCGGATATCCGCGCACCTTGTGCCCCCGTCGAGGGGGCACCCCCCTATATAGAGGGTGCGTAGCACACAATCTGTCCTATAATATTGGTATTCTAGATTCATTCGGGGATAATTCCATTGGGCAACAATCAGACAACAAGTAGGTTCCCAGGGCCAAGAAATTATGCGCACTTTATTTTCATTTGGGTTTGTAGTACCGTGGGCCCAGGACCTTGGACCATGGAGCTTAGTGCGATGTCGGAGAAGAATGTTTACAGGCGCGAGGCTGCGAAGCAGGCGGAGCGGTTTAATATTGATCCTGAGTTATATGTTCGTTTGATAGAGCGTGAGAGTGGTTTTGATCCGAATGCGAAGGGCACTTCTGGAGAGATTGGTTTGGCTCAGATTATGCCGGACACTGCGTTGAAGCCTGGTTATGGCACGGATCCTATTTTGGATCGGTCTGATCCTATGGATAGTTTACGTTTTGGTGCGCAGCATTTGTCGAATATGATTAAGCATTATGACGGTGATGTTACTCTTGCCTTGCAGGCTTACAATGGCGGCCCCGGGAACGTGGCTCGTGGGACTGTATCGGATGGTGCGCAGAAGTATGCTTCTGAGTTATTGAACGGCAAGGAGTTGAAGTCCATGCGTCCTGAGTCTCGGCCCTCGGGCATTGTACCGCAGGCGGAGGACAAGGCCAATGCGAATGCGATTGAGAAGGCATTGCGTGATTTATTTGCGGAGGCGAGTGGTCCGAAGGCTCCTGCTGGTCGTCCACCTAGTGGTCGGTATAGGTCGAGCGGTCGGATGAGTCCGTTAAGTGGGACGGGGATTCCTGGTTTAGGTAATATCAAGCGGTACTCTACTCCTGGTGGGATTGAGAGTTTGTACAAGCGATGATTGAGGATGCGTTAAGATTGTGGACGACGGTTGCTCCGTACAGCGGGTTTCGGTGTGAAACGATTTCTTGGCGTTTGTTGCCTGCGATTGCGAATGACCAGCTTCGTTTGTTTTACCGAGATGATGAGTGTGTTGGGTTAATCACTTGGGCGTTCATGACGAACGATGAGTTTGAGACTCGTGTTTACGACGGCGCGGAGATCTTTGGTCGTGATGACGGTGACAAGATGGTATTTGTAGACATGATTGCGCCACAGGGCAAAAATGATGTATTGTGGATGTGTAAAGAGATGCGAAAGCAGTTTTATGTTCAGTATCCCATGGTAGAGAACGTGTACGCGCATCGAGGCAAACGGACTGGGGCATTCCCAAACAGAGGAAAATGGCATGAAAACGCTGCGTGATTTACTTGGGATGAACCCTTTAAGGCCTGTTATAGCGTTCGGCGGCGGCGATGGCGGCGGCGGCGGTGGCG